CTCCTGATATCGAAAGAGCAGCCCATGCAATCCGCGACCGCAGAGCCTATGCCTTCTATGCAAAAATTGAAAATCCGTTTGATTTAGGAGAGCCAATAGACGCTGTTGTTAAAACGGACGGCGCCAAAGAATTTATAAAACAATGGGGGCCTTATGAAGCCAGCGATGCGGAAATTGAAAAATTATATGGTGAATATTTTGCTAATAATAAAACCAATGGCGATTTTTTTGAAGCCTGCAGAAAATTTTATATGGAGCAGTCTGGCAGACAACTGGCCGATTGGAGATTTATTGACTCTTTTAGGCAAATTATAGCCCCTTATGGAAATTATGATGGAATAAATGGTAAGGAATTTTGGTATCCTTTCAAAAGCGTAAAATCGGCCTATAATCCAGGAACTTGGAGCATCTTTACACACGACCTTCTCTTCCAGAGTGTGATAGACGAAAACGCTCAACAACCACCGCTTCCTTATGAGCCACGTCAAGCGCAAGCTATTGGCGATACGCCGCCAGGTGAAAGCCCGCGCAATCCGAACGTATCTGATGCTTGGGGCGAGCTGACCTACAACGAACTCTGGCCTGTGTTAGACCGCGCCGTAGAATATTATTACGATGCGCGCAATGATGCCCGCACCATAACCTTTGAAGGCATTCCTGATGCCGTCAGAGATCCGCTGATGAAGCAGGCAGGCATTTGGCAGCAAGATGTCGCCAGCCGTAGAGCCTGGTCAATTGATTATGCTAAAGCTCAAACCGACCACGCCTTGCTCAACTACTCCGAGAAGCGTGGCGTAGACATGCTGCTACAAACCATCTTCCCATTCCAGTTCTGGTACACCCAATCTATGATGGAGTGGGCGCGCCAGATTGCCTTAGAACCACGCATCCTATCCTGGTGGGCGAAGCGGGAAGAGCTGGCACGCCGAACTGGAACGCATAATTTGCCATCCCGCTTTGCTGGTAAGTATCAGATATTAGCGCCCTGGCTGCCAGAATGGGCAGGGGATAGCATCTGGATAAATCCCTGGACGAACATGTTCGGGCCTGTAACATTATCACAACCAATCTCTAACTTACAATATATGAGCAAGAGTTCCAGCCAAGCCGCCAAGCGTTTACTACAAGACAAGATGCGACAGGGAATTATCACTCAAGAACAGTATAACGAGGCTGTCACCAAAGGCGGTGCGCTGTGGCTGGACGCCTTGATGGAAGCGCGCCAAAATTCTGGTGAGGAAGTAGACCCGCTGAGCATGGTCTCAACCTTTATGCAGCCTGCGCCGTGGTTTACAATTCCCTATTACTTGGTCAATTACTGGCAGGGCGATAAGACTGCTGCCGAGAAAATCACACCAATGCCATTGCAGCTGTATGGCAACGCGATTAGCGGGCAGTTCCCAGAAGGGCCTTTGCGCGTGGTGGGCGATATTATTTCAACAATAGGTGGTGAGCCGTTCCAGAAATGGATTGGCAATGACGAATGGGGCTATCTCACGGATTACTATATCAACTCACGGATAGCCGAAATGGTTGTAACCGATGGTATTAACCCAGAGGACGCTGAACTGGCAATGATAGAACAGAAAGGGCCGATATACGATGAAGCCCGCCGCAGAACCAATGAGATACTCTCATACCGCTATCCTGGCTCAGCCCTTGCGCAGGTCATTCAAAAAGTTCAGGAAGATAAGAACGCAAACTGGATGATGTATCTGCCGTCAGCATTTGTGGCTACGCTGTTTCCTGCGGGCATATTCCCGCCTGGCGAGATGGAAGAGCGTGGGCTGGCTGATGACTTCAGCGATGCCTACCGCCAATTCCTGATGGGAGATAACGAGGCGTTAGAGGAGTTTTATAATGAGAACCCAGAATACGGGATTAGACAATCGCTGTTCAAAGACCCCGACCAGCGGCTCAAAGGCTGGCTGATAAATAATATCTGGGACTCTTACATGGCTTTGCCACAAGCTAACCGCTCATTACTCAAGAGCGAGCTTGGCGAGGATTTTGAAACCTATTTTGTGAACAAGGAGACGAGGAACTATGATGAAGTAGATGTTGATACAATGGTTCAGTGGGCACGCAAGCTCAAAGCCAAAGTGCCTGAAACCCCAGAAACTGAGGCATCTTTAGGCGAAACAATCACCGAGCCGAGACTATATCGGCCAGAAGTGGCTCAGGCTGCCCAACAATGGTACGACTATGTCAATCAGAAATATCCCGATTATTATTGGTTAGAGGATGTCTATTATGCCCTGCCAGAAAATGAACGGAATATGTTCTTGATGAAGAACCCGCAACTGGAAATGTACTGGCATGAAAAGAAATATGCGCGCCAGCAGAACCCGTTGCTGGACGCTTACTTTACAGATAGGTCAGAAAGATATGTAGACGTTGACGAGGAACTATTAGTTCCACAGGAGAAGGCTTTAGTTGAAGCCAATATTAGCAAGTTAGATGACCAGCTTGGCATAGCCATTGGTCTCTACATGTATTCAGGACAAAAGATAAGCGGTGGTGCCGAGGCAGAACTCAGGCGTATATGGAAATCCTATGGCGCGCCTGGTGATTTCTGGACTTGGCTGGACGCCTATCTTGGAATTAAACGATAAGTTGTGATATAATACCAAATCAAGGAGATATGAAAATGAGTGAACAATCTTACTACCAAGCAGGTGCACAAGGGTCGGCACCCCAACCTGTATCTGCTGAACCTGTTTCTGAAGTTAATGATGCTGCCAGCGTCGAACAACAGGAGCAGAAAGGGAATGAGCCAGTTACTCAGGAACAACTCAAGTCTGCAATGGAAGAAATTTTACGCAAATCACAATCCATGACAGACAAATTGGGTGCTCGCGTTGACCAACGCATCAAGGAAGCAAAAGAGCGGGCTGAGATTGCGATTAAGACCATTGAAGAAAATGGGATTACGCTTACTCAGGAACAGAAGCACGCAATCATGCGTGGTGAAACCGACAAAGCATTGCTCGTTGATGAGCCTGCCAGTTCAGAGGCAAAGGGACAGCAGGAGCAGGGCGAAGACCCAATTAGTAAGTTCGTGAATGGCGAAGTTCGTAGAATTATGAGCGAGACAAAGGTGTATATCTCACCAGAAGAGGCGCGAGCCTTAATTGGAGAAGTGGATAGCCCTTATGTGTTCTTGCGGAAATTCGAGGAGCTGGCGCGTGAACGAGCAGGGAACACGACCCCGCCAGAAGTTAGGATGCCTTCAATTGCACCCGCATCTGGTCAAAGTCTCTCTGCTTCTGGGTTAAAAGCGCAATATGAAAAAGAAATCGAGATGATAACTTCTGGCACACACCCTAAAATCAGACGAGGCGATGTCGATGCAGTGCTCAGGTTGAAATCCGAGTACCGAAAGCGGGGATTAGAAATATAAATAAATATTAGGAGATTACTATGGCTAACTTAGCCCCGCCCCTTAATACAGGGACTTATAGAAACCCTAATTACACAAAAAGGGTAATAACTGATTATGTTGCCATGCTTGACCCCTCTGATGCTCCCTTTGTGGAAGCGATTGGGGGTTTGGATGGCGCATCCAGCAAATTCAAATTCACCGCCTCTGGCATTAAATGTGAATGGTTAGAGGATACGCTTGCCCCGCTTGTGGGCGCATTAACTGCCGCCGTTACAGACACATCCGTTACCACACTTGGTGTGGCCGATGGCAATATGTTTCAGCCAGGACATGTGCTTAAAATCGGAGATGAATTAGTGTGGGTTTCAAATGTAAGTGGCAAAACCCTAACTATTACGCGCGGATTTGGCGGTACAACGGCAGCTGCACACACAGTCGGTGTGCCCATCAATATCGTTAGTGAGGCGCGCTTGGAAGGCGCCGTTTCCAGCGATTTGGGTTTTACCAATTTCACCAGTGATTACAACTATTCGCAGATTTTCGAGCGCAAGATTAAGTTAACGGGCTCCGCACCCATACAAGATGTATATGGTTTTGTTGACCCTTACGAATATCAAGCTGCAAAGCTAATGCCCGAAATGATGCGTTTAATTGAATTGACACTGCAAGAGGGCAAACGTACTGGAGACGTAGAGCATCCAACCACTGTGCCACGTGCAATGGGTGGTGTAGATGTGTTCCTGACAACCAATATCACTACGGCTGCCGTAACCACACTTTCCATAACAAATATTGAAAATGCGATTAAACTGGCATACGAAGATGGCGCGTCTGGGCAATTCACGGCGATTATCAATCCGACTGATTTCCAGCGGATTACAGCGCTATATAACAATAGCTCATTTATCCGCTTCCCGCCCGAACAAACTCGTGTGGGCATGGTGCCAGCCACCATCGTTACGCCTTTTGGCAATGTAGACTTTGTCGTTGACCGCTGGCAGAAGAAAAATAAGATTTACTTCATTAAGCCAGAGAATATGGGCATGATTACGCTGCGCCCATGGCAAATTAAGGATTTGCCTGCAGACGGCGACTTCACTGCCAACGAGCTGATTGGCGAATTTAGCTTTGCAGTTAAATTACCAAAAAGCATGGCTGTGCTGAATTTGACATAACCAAATACAACTGAATAGGTGGGGGAGGGGAAACTCTCCCTCACCCTATCGGAGTAAAATGTCTAAACTTAGTACTACTCCTTTGGTCAAATGTGTTCATTGTGGCCGCCTAATAAAGATTAGCTATTTACAAACCCTCACTCCAGATGAGGATGGAGAATTATTAATGCGCATTTTTAAGGGCATTGCTGAAAATGCCCTATGTTATCGTTGTCAACAAGAATATAATTACTTAGCGAAGGAAGGAAGGTTAAACGAGTGGCACACAAATCAAGACCCGCTAAAAGACCTATTGTAGATATTGGCATACCCTGTTTAGCATATCAAGCACAAGGTTGGTGGACAAGTTTATCTGGCTTATTATTATCAGAAGAGCGTTACGGCAAGATTAAGATCGGAGCAATTCGAGCCTCAAGTTCAGCCATACCTGATATGAATAAGAATGCTACTGTTGGAGGCAAAAGATTTTCAGATGTAGATGAAAATCGCCGCACTATTTCAAAGAATTTTTTAGATAGCAATGCCGATTATATCTTTTGGATTGATGATGATACTGCCCCGCCACAATTGGCTATCACAAAATTATATAATTCTGGACATGATTTTATTGCTGGACTTTATTTTGCAAATTCAACTTATAATCCCGTAATGTTCAAGCGCGCCGATAATTCATTTGGCTATGTTAGTATTGTAAATTATACACAAGGCGAATTAATAGAAGTTGATGGTATTGGAATGGGCTGTACATTAATTCACAGAAGTGTTTATGAAAAAATATTGGATGGGCATAACCTCTATAGGAACCGCGTTGGCGCACTTATACCCATACCCAAGTCAGCCGTATTAGACAAAGAACCTGTCATTCCAAAAGATTTTATGCCATATATTCAAAATGGAATTTATCAAGAGCCTTATTGGAAAACAGAATTGAAGCCAGAGGAAAACTTCCCGTTTTACATGTTTCATGGCGGGCGCGGCGAGGATGTGCATTTCTGTGAATTGGCCGCTAATGTAGGTATCAAACCCTGGGTAGATACTTCAGTATTGTGTGAACATTATAAAATCAGGTCAATCAAAGAAAGCGATTTTATAGATAAGCGCTTGAAAGCGGAGGGATTACTGTGAAAATATTGTTATTGGGTGATATAAATTACGACCCACAACCAGGCGATGATATTATACGCCGCGGAACCGATATACATGATATTGATGACAATTCCATTAATATGGCAATTTGTACAAATCTTCCAGAAGTTAATAGAAGTGAAATAATGTCATTTCTTGCCAAGCTGTATGATACATTGGTGCACGGAGGACAAGTTGCCTTCCAAGTTCCAAGCGCAGAATTTGCAACTAAACTTGTATTTACCAACCAGTTCAATTCTCCTGCAATGTTCATGTTATATGGTTCCAGCAAGCGCCCATTTCGCGCCTGCTATACTATGGCGGCATTAAGGGCAATAATTGAATCATCTAAATTCCAAACCATAGAAGCAAAGGATGATGTGGTAACGTTATCTTCTGGCAATGAAAAAATAGAAATGCCAGTACATACCTTAGTTGTGAGGAAAGTATGAGCACACTATTTGATGCGATGTTAGAAACCTCACGCCTGACTGGCGTATTGGCATCTGGCGTTACAACTGGACAGCTGAACGCCGATTACTTTTATGACAATAAGCGCTGGGAAACCGATGGCTATTTTAATAATGGCACAGTATTTATCTTATCTGGCACTGTGAACCTGAACGAAACACGGCGCGTGATTGAATTTCGGAATGTTGACGGGCGTTTTTACTGCGATACTTTTGACGATGTTATCGTAGAGGGAACGCAGTACGCCGTAGTTAACGCCAATCGTGGGCAGTTAGTTCACGCCGTAAACAGCGCACTCATTTACATGGGCAATTATTTAGATTTTGACGAGAGCCTAACCTTTGTCAATGAGTCGTCAGAGCTTGAGCTTCCTGATGGTGTTTCCAATGTGATGCGCATTGAAATTAAAGCTGATGAAGCGCCTACCGCACGCTATTTTCGGGTTACAAACTGGAAAGAGGTCGGTGGCAAGATTAAGCTGCCAGCCCCGCTCTACTTTGAAAATGGGATGCCTATCCGTTACTATTATCTGAAACAGCACCCGCGTGTCTTTTATGATGATGACCAAATCTTAGAGCCATACAATTTCAAACGATTAATCTGGACAGCTGCTTATATGTTCCTGCTTGACCGAATGCAATATGCGGGCAATTCTGATGAGAAAGAAAATTATCTGCTCCAAAATGCTATGCAGACGATGAACAAACTTGAAGTTCAATTCCCTGTTTATCAGGGAGGAAGGGACTCTAATCTGGCGGTGTACTAATGGCAGACTCGTTCTCCAATGTTTATGCTGGTGCAAATGTAAAAACACCCACACACGATATAAAGCTGAGGTCAGTAGACGGAAAGCAGTTAGGACTGATACTGTGTGATAAGCGTGGGCGCTTTGACCCGCGCGGTATCGTTGTGGGTTCAATGCCCAGAACTGCCCTGAAAACGGCACAAGGGAACACGGGCTATGATAACTTGGAGCTGCCCTATATTACCGAAGTTCAAACTACCTTCTCTGGCGGTAGGGGATTAGATGATTTCACCAAAGACAGAACCCGCTATGCCGACTCATATAGGATGGACACGACCAGAGAGTTCCCTGTTTGCGGGCCGCTTGAGACCAACCAAATTGGCATCGGCGTTGAGGCGCTCAATCAGGACATTGAAAGCGAGTATGAAGCCAGGCTGGAGCTTACCAGCGCCAGCGATCCAATTGCCTTCAAAATCAAGATTATCAATGCTGGCAATATTCGTAATGTCAGCTTCAATCTAAACTGGGAGGAAATTCCAGACACCCCGCTGACGCTCAAATATTCAATAATTGCATTGGCACAGGGCGCTGCTATTCCAGACTTAAGCACACTTGAATTTACAACGCTTAGCCTTGATGAGAGACCGATTGATAGCGAGTATTGGCAAGAAGTCGTGCTGCCCTGTAATCTTGGTGTTCTGGCAAATCAATCGCTTGTGCTGGTGTTAAAAGACTTTTCCCAAGACATGGAAGTGCGCTACTCAATCACTGGTGGTTGGGGCGGCATGACCGAGAACGGATATATCTTTGCCGCCGAAAACTCGACCAGCAGCTTAGCCTATCTCATAGTGATTGATGATGAGATTGAAGACGAGATAGATGAATATCAGACTGACACTTGGGTTACGATTAAGCCCTGGGGTTCTATCTATGGCTCTCTGATTTATGGCTCAAACTCTTATATAAAAGTATTTGAATATAAGCATCAAATGTATGCGGTTGTAAATGAACAAACTGATACTGGTGCGCCGAAATTATTTATAAATGGCTATCGTGGAGCAGCTAAATCAAACGCCTCTAATTTGTCCTACACTATCACAGGTCTCCAGATGACTACCAATGAGCTTGTAGATAAGATTATTCTTATTTACAACGGCCCTGGCGAAGAAGAGGCACAGCCCTGGCGCAAGATTGTAGCTAATACTGCTGCTGGGAATATTAAGGTTGAACCACAATGGAATGTGCAACAGTCAGGCATGACTGAATTTGTAGTGCTTGGCACAGACAAATGGACTGAAATTACGGAGCACGGATTGACCGCGCCTATCACAGATATTGCCGTTGTTGAAGACTATGTTGTCTTTGCACAAGGCGTAAAAGCACCTGTCCGCATTATGCACGAGTATGATAATGGCGGCACCTGGACGCGCGAGTTCGCTTCGCACAAAGCCAATCAATGGAAAGAACAGACTGGCGCAACAGAAACTTTTGACCAGCAGGTTTATGCAGACCTGCTTGAGAATGGCGTCTTGCTTACTGGCGAAAATGTCCTGTGGCGCGCCAGAGTTGATGATAGTAAAGTAGATTATTCTTTTGTGAAGAAATGGGCAGAGGGTGGCTATAAGAACGGCGAGATAGACCTGTTCTTTTTTGATGTGAATAAGGTCGAGCGAGACGGTCTGCGCATTGAACTTGCCAGAACACAAGAGGATTTGGCAACCGAACAGGCAGAGACAGACCCAGATGAAGGCGTCATTACTTCTTATGAACGCATGATACAAGACCTAAACCACCAAATCAAACATTACCTCACGGACACATTCAACGAAAATACACTCTCAACAGACTATCGGTTCTTGCCTTATTATATTGTGTGTGGGAGCGAGGCTTCTAACATCACAGGCATGATTATGTATGGTTCGCCACCCATTCCCTATATTTTCAAAGAGGATAGCATTGGCTCTATACAAAATAACATTTATGCCGAATTGCCCATTGCCGAGATGCGCTTTGTGCGCTCTGAAAACAATGGCAAAGCAGCTATGCAGCATGGTGTCTACCTTTACTTCAACATGGAAGGCGGGATGATTGAGCGCTATTATGACCAGCGTATGGATGATGTCGGGCCGACTGGGGATGATGCCCTGCCGTCCAGCCGTAAGGGTGAGGTGATAAAGTTGTTGCCCTATGCTGGCAGATATTATGCAGCTATCAATGCTGGGGCTTATGGAACATCGTCTGTTCTTTGTTCATCAGAGGCTGGCTGGCACGAGATTTATCGCGTCTCTACTGTTGGCAAGATGATTACTGACATGCGGATACAGACCATCCCTGGCGCCGACAATCCCGACCGTATGTTGATTAGTGAGGGCACTGGGCTGGTAGCCATCCCGATTGCAATCAATCCTGTTATGCAATCTGGCTACCGCTATTTTGGGCACGATGTCTATGTTTGGCAGAAGCCTTACATTGAAACCGCATGGTTTGATTTCGGGCTAAAGGATGTCAACAAGTTTTTCAAGAGCGTAACGCTATTCTCTGATTGCACAGACACAGAAAAACCCAGAGGCACAGAATACAATATCTACGTATATTATAAAGTTGATAATGATAAGGATTGGAGACTGGCTGGTAGGGGTGGAGCTTATGCTTCACAAGAGATTGATTTTACTAACGATAATAGCTGCGCAGGCAAGCGGATTAAATTGCGCATTGCTATGGGCTCAAATACTGAAGATAACGAAACCCCAAGATTGCGGGCTGTGGTGATTAATGCGGTATTGCGTGTGCCCGTCAAGCGCAGCTGGCAAATCACATTTACTTTGGAACCAATGAAGGATTTGCAGGATAGGCAGCTAACGGACAGCCCTTCATCAATCTATGACAGGCTGTTTGAGTGGAGCAATTCTGCGGATATGCCAACCCCGCTTATCATGAACGCCAATGATATAATTGCTGATAATAAGCACGTGTTCATAGACCCAGCTTCAATCAGCACATTCCAGGCTGTTTCTCAAATGGCTGATGGTTCTGGTCAAAAAGAGTATAAGCACATTGGTTCAATGGTGCTTTATGAAATTTAGGAATAGGAGTTGAAATGGCAAGGAAAAGTAAGGCGCACCCTGGCTTCAAGGCTGTTGCATCTGAGATTGCCAAGAAGACTAACCCGCGCACGGGAAAGCCCTATGGCAAAGAGAAGGCTGCTGCAATTTTAGCGGCACGCAGTCGGGCAGCCAGCGCCAAAGCCAAGCGCAAGAACCCGCGCCTCAAAAAAGTAAAGGGCTAAATGGCAAGACTTCGAACTGAAGAGCTTATTGTTCACGGGATTCAAGTTGACTCGCGTGAAGAATATAATGTTGCCAAAGCTCTGGATGAGATAGGACTGGAATATGCCTATCAAAAATATCTGGGTGCAAGCGAAGAGCGGGGCACATTTATTATTGACTTTCTGGTCTACACAGTCCCAAAGCCTACGCCCCTTCTTGTGCATGGTGAGTATTGGCACACGGGCAAGTATGCCGCTGAAAGTGAACTAAAAGAAGCGATGATAAACGCGCGCATGCGTGGCACTTGGCGGGATGTGGTTGTCATTTGGGAGAACGAGTGCCAGAGTGTAGACGATGCGATGGTAGCATTACAAAAGAAGTTGTGAGGAAATTATGGCAGATATAAATTATAAGAAACTATCGGAAATGGAAGAGAGAGTCGCTGTTCCAACCGCCGAAGACCAAGTCTGGTTCTGGATTGTTGACCAACAAGAAGCCGACCCAGCTTTTAAAAATAAATATATGGACTATGTCAATGTGGTCAAAGACATTGACACATCCCAGATAAAAGATGGTGCTATCACAGGCCCTAAACTTGCCCCAGATTGTGTGGTTGGAAGCAAGGTTGCTGATGACGCCATTGACAGCGAGCATGTTGCGGCAGGGGCAATTGACGTGGCGCACCTGGCTGTTGATTTCCTGCTGCCCTATAGCAAGATTGCTGGGATTAATACAGACCCCAATGCAGACCGTATTATTTTCTTTGACGATAGTGCCAGTAGTTTGAAGCACTTGGCGTTGGGCACAGGTCTTTCAATTACGGGCACAACCCTTAATGCGAACCTGCCAGCCGTGGTTGACTGGGAAACAAATCAACTTGGTGCTCACTATATTCATGGTAACAATTTACCTTTGCAGGCTAATACTTGGTTGACCGCTGGTTCTGGCATTACTATTTCTGGGCGTGTAATTTCAGCAGGCATTACCGAAGGACAGATTGCCGATAATGCCATTACAAATGAGAAATTGCGTGATAGTGCCGCTCTTTCTGTAATTGGGCGGGCAGCTAATTCCAGCGGCGACCCCGCTGATATTGTTGCTGGCACAGATGGTTATGTGTTGCGCAGAAGCGGGACGGCTCTTGGATTTGGTCAGGTTCTTTCCGCTGGTATTGCAACTGGCGCTATCACGGCTGGTAAGATTGCAGCTGGCGGCGTAAGTGCTACCGACCAAATTGCCGATGGCATCATCACGCCTGCAAAGTTAATCAACCAACCCACCATAATTAATGTGCGTGTATTTGACGAAAATACGATAGTATCGGGCGGAACGGGCAAGGCACAGATATTTGTTCCCTATGATTTGCACCAGGCAGTTTTAGCCAATGTTGATATTGGAGTTATGACTGCTTCTACATCTCAGGTAATCAGCATTCAGATTTATAATCTTACTACTGGCGTCAATTTACTTTCAACCGTCGCCAGCCTTCCAGTAAACGTCTATAACACAATTGCTGGCGGAACAAGAGGGATTGGTACAACGGCCATATCAAGGGGACACTGGTTACGCATTGATGTTACCTACTCTGGCAATACTGCAAAAGGCTTAGACGTTCAATTGGTGTTTGTGAAATGAAAGTAATTACTGTTGAAAGTCCGCAAGGGCATTACGAAGTTCCGTTAGGCACACGCATTCTTTTTGATGGCGCTACAGCCCCAACGAACTGGCAGTTTGATACCAATTTAGATGGCTATTTTGTGATGGGCGCAGATGAACCCGACTTGACTGCACGAGGCGCTGCGAACCACACCCATACCACGCCTGATTTAGCCAGCGGTGGAGCGCATACCGACCATCCCGTGAATGTGAGTGGGAGCAGCAGTGTAAGTGCAGACACTAATATTAATGACATTGAATATGGTTATAATTGGGTAGGAGGTCATTCACATTCTGGCACTGGGACTTGTGGCTCTGCTGGGGCGCATACCCATACAGTCGGAGATACTGGCACAGCTTCCAATTATCCGAAATATAAAACCCTGAAATGGATTTATTCAAATACAACTACAGTCATTCCTATTGGTGCTATTGTGATGCACAATGCCAGCCAAACTATTTTTGGAACTGGCTGGCATATATGTGATGGAACTGGGGGAACGCCAGATTTAAGGGATTATTTTGTCTTTGGGGGCGCGCCAGGAACAACAGGAGGGGCAAATTCGCACAATCATACTACACCAATTAGCGGAGCTGCCAGCGCAACCCATCAACACAGTATAAGCATAATGTCAAGCACGGCTGGCGGTACAAATAGCGCTCAATATGGAGAGACAAGACAGATTACACAATCCCACTCTCACTCTGGCAGTGCAACATCTCCTGTCGCAGGAGCGCACACGCACTCAATCAATAATGTAGCCAGCGCAACAAGTATTCCGCTGTATGTAAATTTATTTTTCATAAAAAGGGTTGGATGACATGGATGTACCTTCTGGAACAGTAATTTTATGGTTAGGTTCAGCAGCAAATATTCCTGCTGGCTGGACTAAATACACATCAGCCGTTGGTAGATTTGTGCGTGGCACGCCTGCTGGGCAATCTGCTGGCGCTACGGGCGGAAATGCCCCTACCCATAC